GAGCGCAGCGTCGTGAACGCGGCGTACGGCATCGGGTCGGCCGGCGCGGCCTCGATCGTGAGCGTCGCGCCGTTCTGGTCATCGGTGGCCCATACCAGGTTGGTGACGAACCCGTCGAGCTGGATCGGCGGCGCGCCCGGCGGGCGGCGCATGACCCGGATCCGGGTCCGCAGCTCGAGCGCGAGCGCCACCGGCCACAGGGCCGGGACCGCGCCGGGGTTGAGGACTAGGGACTCGACGCGCTGGCGGGTCTGCCGGTAGCGCGACAGCAGGAACGCCGCGCAGTCGTTGATCTCCTCCTGGTTGGTGGACTGGTTGTTGCGCGTCAGGGTTCGCATCCCGTATTGGGTCAGGCTCGCCACGTCCTGCGCGGTGGTGACCTGGTTGGTGGACACCTGCGTGACCTGGACGACGTTGCCCAGGTGGGTCGGATCGAAGTCCGTGGCCACGTCGTCGTACGGCCACTCGCCGGCTGCCGAGTTCTCCCCGAACACGAAGCTGGGACTGTTGATCTGGAACAGCCGGCTGCGCGCGTAGAAGGTGACGGTGCCGCGGCCCGAGACGAAGTGCGCCCCGTTCTCCGTTTCGACGACATCGTTGAGGCAGGTCAGCGCGTCTTTGTTGGCCACGTCGGTGGCCGGGCCGAGCGACGTGCTCGACCCGCTGTCGACCGCGTACAGGCCCTGGTAGCCCGCCAGGTTCAGGATGCGCAGGTAGCGGGCGCCGCTGGACTCGCCGGCGCCGGCGAACCGCCAGGTGTTGTAGAGGCTCACCAGCGTGGACTGCGGCAGCGGGGTCGGCCACTGCGCGTACCAGGACAGGTTGCCCTCGAACACGCCGGCCTGGGTGTTGCTGCCGGTGTAGGCCAGGGCCCCGAGCGTGTCGTCGTCGAAGGCGTTGCCGGACCCGCTCCACGTGCCGCTTCCGCCGACCGTCTGAGTCGTGATCACGCCGTCGAGGCAGCCGGTGACCAGGTTGCCCGCCCCCGCCATCGTGGCGGCCGCCAGGTGCCAGTCGCCGGCGTCGACCGTGCCGAGGTTCAGCGTCGTGCTGGAGTAGATGTCGTTCAGCACGCACTGCACGGCGCCGGTCGGCCCGATCATCAGGTAGATGAAGTTGTTGTTGCTGGCGAAGCCGTCGACGAGCCAGATCACCGACAGGCTGCCGGCGGGCGGCAGCTGCGTGCAGCGGAAGGCGATCTGCCGGGTCCAGCCGGATCCGTTGTTCGACGGCCCGTACGCGCCCTGGTCGTTGGGCGGGATGATGATCGCCGGGGCTTGGATCTCGGCGTTGTTCGCGGGCAGCGACGAGGGGGTCAGCGCGATCACCGTCTGGTTCGGGGCGCTGGTGTAGGAGCCCGAGGGGTTCGCCGAGGTCTGCGCGACGCCCGCGGCGAACGTGGCGTTGCCGTTCCAGGTCGCCGGGGCCCGGTTGCCGGTGAAGTCGGCGAACGACGTCGAGCCCTCGGGGTCGTCGAACGGGTAGACGAAGTCGGGCCGCACGTCGGGTTCGGCCGCCATCAGGGTCGCGGACATCAGGTCCGTGAACTTGATCTGCGACAGCAGGGCGAACACGTCGACGGCCTGCGGTGCGACCGTGCCGTAGGACCCGGAGTTCGTCCACGACTGCGGATAACGCTCCAGCTGGCCGGCGTACATGTAGTACCAGGGGCTGGGCCTGCTCCACGGGCTCGGCGCGAGTCCGGTCTCGAACTGCAGCCCGTCGGCTTCGATGGTGGCCTGTACGGTGACCGGTGCCATGAGGGTGACCGCGGCCAGGCAGGACAGGGTTCCCGCGGGGGCGACGCCGCTGACGGTCAGTCGGGTCCAGCCGCCGAGCGCGGTGCCGACCAAGGCGGCGGTCGCCCCGCTGCTCTGCGCCACGGTGTAGGAGACGTTCGTCCACCACAGCTGTGCCTGCACGCTCAGCGTTGCAGCGGGTGTGATGCATCGCAGATAGATGCTGTACGAGTAGGGTTCGCCAGCGGCGACGGGGATGCCGAGGACGAACGGGCTGGTCTCGGTGGACGCCTGAGTGGTCAGCGTGGCGGAGAACACCTGGCTGCCCTGCCAGGCCGTCGCGTCCGCGGCGATGGTGATCCCGGTCGCGGTCAGGTCGCCGGCGAAGCCGTACCAGCCGATGCCGGTGTTCGCCGGGCCGGTCGGCAGCGGTCCGGGCGCCAGCGGCGTGCCCTCGCCCGCGGTCGCCTGGTCCGGGGTGAGTCGGTTGACGGTCGGCGGGTACTGGGCGCGGATGGTCCACGGCACGAACGGCGTCAGCTCGAACTGCGAGGCCGAGTTCGAGGGGTCGAGCAACCCGTCGGTGTTGATCCACGTGCCCTGCCAGGTGCCGGGCTGGATGGCGTCCAGCTCGAACTGGATGCCTCGCGAGATCCCGGACTTGCCGGTCATCCGCTTGGTCAGGTCGGCCCAGTTGAACTCGTTGCCGAGTCCGAGGTTGGCGTTGCCGGAGCCGGGGTTGAGCTCGTAGAGCATCTGCGGCCATGTGGCGGGTGGGTTCACGGCGGCCGCCTTTCGCGTCCCCGCGCCGCCGGCGGGCCGCGGCCTATCGGCGGTACGGGGTGTAAGAGGAGCTGTAGCGGGCGCCCTGGCGCAGGAAGCCGCGCTGGACGAGCGTGACCAGGTCCTGGTCGGAGATGACGGTGCCGGTGTTGAGCACCACGGTCTGCTGGGTGATCGACGCCCCGCCGCCGGCGCCCGGGCCAGCGGCCGACGAGCCCTGGGCCAGGCCGCCGATCACTCCGGAGCCGATCCCGGTGTCGATCGCGGCCCGGCCGGCGATCATGTCGCGTGAGAGCACGTATTCGCCGCCGTGGACCACGGCGAGCATCGGCGAGCCCGAGGCGCCGGGGACCCACCCTCCGTCGTCGAACCCGAGGAACGAGCCGACCGATCCCGCCAGGTGGCTGATGCCGGAAAGTCCGCTGGTCACCGCGGAGATCGCGGAACTGATGGCGTGGAAGATCGGCTGGAGGGTGTCGTCCCAGACCGCGGAGACGACCGACTCGATGTCGTGCCAGACGGCCTGCCAGTTGCTCGACAGCCAGGAGATCGCCGCGACCAGCGGCCCGAGCGCCACGTCGATGATCAGCTGCAGGTGCGCCTTGATCCAGTCGTATCCGTCGGACACGATCTGCTTGATGAACGACCAGACCGTATTCCAGTGCGTATACAGCTCGTAGGCCGCGATGCCGACCGCCGCGACGACCGCGATGATCGGCAGGAAGGGCGCCATCGCCTCCAGGCCCGCGACCAGCATCTCGCCGGCCCAGACCAGGGCGTCGACGGCCATGGTCGCGAAGGACACGGCGGCGCGCGCCGCCATCATGCCCATGTCGACCGCGAACTCGGCGACCACGCCTGCCGCGGTGGCGATGCCGCGGCCGAAGGTCGCCGCCATTTGCAGCGCCGAGGAGCCGGCCGATGCCAGGGTCCCGGCGGCGCCGGAGGCGAACGAGCCGATGGCTCCCGCCGCGTCGCCCGCGGCGCCGGCCACCTTCCCGAAGGCGCCGATCGTGTTCGAGCCGAACTCGATCAGGTTGCCGCCCGCGGCGACGATGCCCTGGCCGAGTTTGAGCAGGTAGCTGGCCGTCGCGACGGCGAGCACGCCGCCGATCACGGCGCCGAGCGCCTCGGCGGCGGTCTTGTGCCGACCGAACCAGTCGACCAGGCCCATCGTGGTGTCCAGCAGGCGCTGGGCGAAGGGCAGCAGCACGTTCCCCAGCCGGATGCCCAGCGCCTCGGCGGCGCCCTTGGCCTGGTCGAGCTTGGTATTGAACTGGCCCTGCACCTCGGACCAGTCGGTGATCGTGCCATTGGCGTTCTTCCCGGCCGCGGCGATCGCGTTGACGTTGTTCTGGAACGTCTGGGCGTGCGCGCTGGTGAGCATCAGGGCCGTGTTGAGGCCGTCCTGCCCGCCGAGCATGTCGCCCATCAGCGCGTTGAAGGTCTGCGCGGCGGGGTTGCCGGACTTCAGGGCGTTGGAGAAGCCGTTGGCGGTGTCGGCGACGGTGGCGAACTGCTTGGCGAGGTTCGCCTGGAGCGGAGGGAGTTGCTGCAGGGCGCTGTTCCACGCGCTCTGTGAGATCGTGCCGTTGAGGTAGGCCGTCGCCAGTTGCTGGAGCGAAGCCGGCATCTTCTGGATCATCGCGTTCGCGTCGGCCGTGGCCGACGCGGACTGGTTCATCAGGCCGGCCATTGCGAGCCCGTCCGGGCCCATGTGCTGTGCGACGGCCTGCGAGAGCAGCTGCAGAGTCCCGGTCAGGCCGCGAGAGCCCAGGTTCTGGGAGACGTCCGTGGCGCTCAGGCCGAGCTGCTGCATTGTTGAGATCGCGACGTTGTTCGGGTTCTGCAGCGCCCGGATTGTCGAGGCGAGGTCCTGGGTGCCCTGCTGGGCGGACACTCCCTGGGCGGTCATCGTCGCGAGCGCGCCGCCGACTTGCGCGTAACTGAGCTTGGCGGCCGCGGCCACCGGCAGGACGGTGGAGATCGACGAGGCGAGGTCCTGCATGTGGAGTTTGCCGGCCGCGACGGTGGCGATCATCTCGTCGGTGTCCGCGGCGGCGGACGAGGCCGACTGGCCGTACGCGTTCAGGTCGCTGGTCAGCGCGTCGGCCATGGTGCCGAGGTCGGCGCCGCCGACCTTCGCGCCTTCCGCGGCGTCCTGCAGGACCGTCAGGCCGCCGTTGGCCGCGTGGAACCCGGCGGACTCGATGGTGTTCATGCCGGCGGTCAGCTCGGAGGCCGAGTCGCCGACCTGGCCCATCATGTCCAGGATCTGGTTCTGGACGCCGCCGAGGGCGGACTGCTGCTCGCCGCCGTCGGTGACCAGCCGCTCGGTCGAGGCGTCGAAGTCGCCGGCCATGTGCACGGCCGCGACTCCGGCTCCCAGCGCGGCGACGCCCAGCAGGTTCATCGCGCCGCTGCTGGACGCGGAGGCGTCGGCCACCGTGGCGTCGGTCTCGGCGACCTCGACGCGCGTGCCCTGAAGCGCCGCGTACGCGCCCGCGGCGTTGCCGAGGACGGTCAGGACGATCGGCGGGAGGTCCACGGGGCCTCCCGCCGATCATTGAGTTAGAGGACGAGCGCGTCCGTGAGGCGTTCGGCGAAGATCGCCTCGATCTCGGGCAGCGCTTCGCGCATGGCCGGGGCGACGTAGGGGCGCGGCGGTAGATGGGTGAGGTGACCTCGCCCGGTGTCGCCGCCGAGCTCCTGGATACGGGCGTAGACCGCGTCCGGGCCGACGGTGATCGCATAGTCGCCGAAGCCCCTGTTCTCGACGTTGCCCCGCTCGACGGAGTTGGCCAGCCGGCCTGAGACCTTCGCCGGCGGGTCGCCGGACCGCGAGGGCGTGGGCGTGCCGGGCGGGTGCTCCTGCGCGGTCAGCTTCTCGTGGATCTTCTCTCGCACGGCCTCGGCGGCCGCGCTCGTGGCGACCGCGGTGGCCCGGTCGACCTCCAACATCAGGGCGGAGACCGCGACCTCGGCATCGGTCGTGCCGGTGACGACGATGTCGGCCATTGCGCCTCCGCTCAGCCGGCCGAGCGCCGGCGACGCATCCGGGTGTCGATGTGCTGCATCCACGCCAACTGCCGGGCCGGGATGCGTGCGACCTGCTCCGGGGTCCAGCCGAACCGGTCGGCGGCCCACCACAGCAGAAACTCGGCCTCCGGGATCCAGCCGCCGAGCGACCGGCCGTCCGCTCCCCCGGCCAGCTGTTCTAGCCGGCCGAGGGCGGCGTAGGGGACGCCGGGTCCATCGACGGCTCGATCTCGGCGCGCACCGCTTTCAGGGCTCGCTCGGCGGCGGCCTCCAGGCGGCCGGCGATCACGGCCGGGAGCCTTTCGAGGGTCTGCGCGGTCACGGGAAGCGGGTGGGCCAGCGACCAGCCCGTGACCAGGTGGGCGAGCACGGCGGCGGACAGCGCGGTGTTCTGCGCGGGCAGTTCGTCGGTTTCGCCGCGCTCGACCGCGCGCACCATGCGTAGGCCGGCCGCCTTGGCGGCATTGATCGTGGCCTGCGGGATCAGGTCGATCGAGCCGATCGCGGCCCAGTGTCCGCGCGGCAGGTCGAGGTGGTAGCCCTCGATGTCCTCGGTGTCGGGGCGCTTGCGCGCGTCGACGGTGCCGGGCGCGGGCGCCTTGATGCCCTCGAAGGAGGCCAGGACGTCGACGGGCAGGCCGGCCGGGGCGGGCGGGGGCACGGCGTCCTGGGGTTCGGCGGGCGCTGCGGCCTGGGCGCGGGGCGAGGTGGGCTTGCGCCGGGAGGGCTGCGAGGCCATATCTGGGCTCCAGAAGGGTGGGATGACGAGGCGTGGAACAAAGCGGCCTGGCTCGGGATCCCCGATTACGACGTCCGCAGCGCACGGAGAGTCGGTCCGGACGGCAGAGCAGCGCGTTAACGGCACATCGTCAGCCGCTGGCGCCTTGCGAGGAAGCGTCGCCGCTCGCGCGTATCGTCGGTCAGACGCACCCGCGGACCGTTGGAGGACAGATGAGCAGCGAGCATGTAATCAGGGACGACGAGACCCGGGGCATCGCAGAGGTGTTCCTCGAGTCGACGCCCGGCCTGGGAGACGTCGAGTGGGGAGAGCTGACTGACGAGCCGAACCCGCCGTCGTGGCGCGCCACCTTTGCTGATGCCGCTGGCACGGAATACGAGCTCTTCCACGAGAGGGTGATTGAGGGCTTGCGGGCCATCGTGTACGGGCCGACGCCATCGGGCGGCGACGCTGGATACGTCTGGCTAGTCCGCGACTGGTTCGGTCAGCCTGCAGCGGAGCGTCGCGCCGAGAAGCTTGACGAGAGCGGGTGCTCGATCGTGTGCCAGCAGGCGGTCTTCGGGGCGAAGTTCCTGCGGACACAACGCGAGCGGGCGATGTGGAGCCGCGTCGCGAACGATGGAGCACCCGCATAGCTTCATTTCAGTAGGCTGCGTAACGGCGCCGTGCCGAGTGTTCCCTACGCGTAGGTCCCCGGCGCGACTGCGTTGATACTCGTGGTGCGGATCCCCGACTCGCCGCCAGTCCAGCCGGCCAGCGTGCCGGCCGGAAGGCTCTCGAACTCCACCTGGTAGGCGACGGCGGCCTTCGACGCGTCGAGCTTGGTGCCAGTGACGTACTTCGCCGAGGCGATGTCGAACTGCGTGTGGACCTGTCCGGCACCGGTGACCCCGTTGTCGACGGTGACTGAGATCGGGACGTTGGTCTGCTGGAGGTAGGTCAGGAACGGGGACTCGTCGCGCGCGATGAACATCATCTTGCCGGTGACGTCGACGGGGCCGCGCCGCAGCTGCATCGGGTTCTGCGAGCCGTCGACGGTGTCGACGGCGTCCAGCACCCGCTTGAGCGTCAGGTCGATCTCGGCGATGTTGCCCATCACCGTGCCGGCCACCGAGATCGCCGCAGACCATCCCGGGCTCGGCTGCACCGTGGAGGCCAGCAGGCCTGACGGCAAGGCGACCGCAGCCGGCGCCGACAGGAACGCCTGCGCCTTCGAGTCGTGGGTGATCAGCCCCTCGGGGGTGATCTTGATGTCAATCTCTTCGATGCTCAGCGAGGCGTACTGCCGGGCCCCGTACGGCTGGGTGATCGCGTTGATCTCGATGAGCGTCGCCGTGCCCGGCTGGGCCTGGCCCTGCAGCCCGCCGGAGTTCATGATCGAGCAGAGCGTCGCGTACGGGGCGGCGACCGGCTGGACGGCGGCGCCGGAGGCGTGCGGCAGACTCAGGGGCGCCGAAAGCGTCGCGGTGTACGGCGCCGCGGCGCCGGTGATCGCGGTGACGGTCCTGATCTCGGACTGGACTCCGGCGTCGACCTGGACCTGGGTGTTCGCGGCGACCGAGGCGGCGAGCGGGATGGTGGCCGCGGCCACCGGCGTCGCCGCGGTCAGCGCGGTGGCCGCGCCGCTGGGCGTGCCCTGATAGACCACGTCGCCGAGCAGGTTCGCCAGCAACCAGGGAAAGGAGTCGCCGATAATCGGGCCGGACAGGGCCAGCGAGGAGGATCCGACGCCCGGCAGCACGTTGTAGACCGTGACCATGGACCCGCGCAGGGCCTTGTCCTCGATCTTGCCGATGTTCTCGGTCGGGTCCATCTTGTCCAGCGGCAGCAGCATCACAGGCTGCGCGGCCTGCCCGGGGACGGCCTCCCGGCCGATAGCGAACTGCCGAAGGGCGCTGGCATAGGTGTACGGGGCAGTCCCGGTCACTGCGCGTCCGCCTTCTGCTTCGCGGGCGCGCGCTGCGGGCGCGACGCCGGTTCGGTGCCGGGCTCGGCGGGACCATCGGAGAAGACCGGCGCGAGCGGCAGATCATTGTCGGGCCTGCGGGTGGCCACGGCGGACGCGTTGGCGGTGCGCCAGTGTTTCTCGTCGGGCGGGGTGTACTCGCCGAAGTCGACGATGTCGCCGGGCTCAAGCCCCGTGAACGGTGCGATGCCGTGGCGGGTGCGCAGGTAGGAATAGCGGCCGCCGGGCGGCCCGTCGTACGTGTACAGGGCCACCGGATCCTCCGGGCTCAAGTTGTGTATTCGGCGACTGTGAATGTCCAGTCGCTGCGTGTCTCGTGGCGGCCGCCGGAGCTGGCGGTGACGTTGGTCCGGAAAGCGTGCCCCTCCCCCGCACCGGGCCCGGTGTCGGACTCTCCGGCGGTGAACACCAGGCCACCGAGGGTCGCGTCGCTGCGCAGACGCGCGGCCAGCTCGTCCTGGAGCAGGCGCAGGTGGGCGCGCGCGTCCTCGGCGTGCTTCGCGGTGGAGCGATGGTAGACGTGCATGGTCACCGGGTGCGTGACGCGACGCAGGCCCTGCGGACCGAGGCCGACTCGCACCTCGTGGGGGTCCTCCAGGCGCACGACCGCGATCGCGCCGTGCTGGGCGCCGGGCGGCTGGTTCGCGGTGAAGTCGGAGCCGGGGAAGCGCTCGGGGAAGCCGGTGTAGAGCATGCCGAGGCCGATGATCGGGCCGCCGGTGTAGCGGCGCACGCCAGCTTCGGGCACGGGCTCCTCGACGGGCCGGCCGCCGAACCAGCCAGCCAGCGCGGACATGACAGTGCTCTGGCTCATCCCGCCGCCCGCACGTAGCCGCCCTCGTCGAGCAGTTCTTTGGCGCCGCGGATCAGCCCGGTGCCGGAGCGGCGTGGGTCCTTGCCAGCAGTGGTGGGTCCGTCCCCGGTGCTGTCGGAGAAGGGGTCTTCGTCCCCGCCGCTGGTCGGGCGGGCCAGCAGGCCCATCGTCCAGAGGATGACGGCCTCGTGCAGGTCTGGCGGCATGGCGTCGGCTGCGGCTCCGGCGCTGTGGGCGCCGAGCAGCGGGCTGGTGAGCAGGACGAGTTGCTGGCCGGGCTTGTAGCCGGCGGCGGCGGTGACGAACTCCTCGATGCCGGGATCCCACAGCCGCAGCGCGGTGCCCGGCAGGACACCGGTCGGGTCGACGACGCTAACCGCCAGGTCCCCCGGCTGCGCCGATGCGGACAGGGCCGTGACCGGCCAGCCGGAGATGTACCCGACGGTGGCGATGACGCGGCCGCGGTATCCGGGGATGGCGTTCGGCGCGGGGATGCGCAGCATCCCGTCGAGCACGCAGGCGTTGGCGGCCGGGACGGTGACCGGCCGCACGCCCTGCAGGCCTGCGGGCGCGAGGCTAATGGAGGTGACCTGGACGAGCGGGCCGTCCCTGAGGCGGACGGCAGCCTCCCGGGTGACCGGGTTGAGGTGCGCGGTGCTCACGTCGACGGCCGCGTGGGCGTCCATGCCGCGCCGGGCCCGGCAGTAGGCGTCGACCAACGCGGTGGAGCGAAGCAGCGTGTTAGTCAGCTCGGCGAGCTGCTGCTGTTCCGTGCCGTTCGGCACCAGGTCGTTCAGGTCGAGGTAGTTCGGGTACGCCTGGAATTCGGCGACCTGCACGTAGGGGCGCGCCATGCTTCGCTCCTGACGTCAGGGCCCGCTGGGGGCGGTGAACTCCGGGCCGAGCAGTTCGGCCCATACCTCGCGCGGGCAACGGGTCAGGCCGGGCGGGACCTTGGCGACGGCCTTGGGCTGGGCGGCCGTCGCGTAGAGGCGGCGGGCCAGCTCCGGGTCGCACACGGTGTGGGAGTCGCCGTGGTGCAGCACGACCCAGTGCCGGTGCTCGCCGCCGTACTCGGCGCGCACCTCACGCCTGCGTCGTGCCGCCGCCGATCGCGTGAGGTACGACGGTGGGCGGCGCGGTCTTGCTTCTCGGCCCCTTGCGGGCCGGCGGTAGGGCAGGCTGTGTGCCGCCTTCCGCGGTCTCGATCAGCGGGTCGGGGTGGATGCGCCATGCCGGGGAAGCGAGCAGGGTGTCGGCGACGTCGTCGGGGACGGTGAAGCCGCCGCCGGTGTCGGCTTCGACGGCGTCGTGGCCGGGGATGGCGACGATCGTGACATCGGGGTTGGTGTGCTGCAGGCGCATCGCGGTCCTTGGTGGTCGGGCAGCGCGCTGCGCCGCGGGATGGGGGCATGGAGGTTCCGTCGCAGCGCCGGGATGCCGCTGCGTCCTGTGTGGGATGGCGGCCCTCGCGGTCCCCGTTTGGGCAGAACTGCGGACGAGGTAGGTCACGACAGCCGGTGGCGGGCCAGGCGCACATCGGCGCCCGGCCCTTCACCGGCCCGGCGTCAACCGTTGGCGATGCCGGAGACGACCGCGCACCCGGCCGGGTAGTAGTTCTTGAACGTCTCGGTGGCGCGCACCTCGAAGTCGTAGCGCGGGCCGCCGTTGGGGCCCTCGCCGCGGGACATGGCGTACTCGATCTGCGAGTACTCCCGCTGGGTCTCGACCTCGAAGACGTTCTCGATCTGCGTGTCGGGGAACGGCAGGCGCTCGCTGATGAAGGACAGCGTGCCCGGAGGGATGTGCGGCATGACCCGGATGTCGATCGGCTGGCCGCCGACCGCCGGGTTCAGGTACGTCTCCAGGTACGCGCCGCCGACCACGGCCCGGCGCTGCTCGACGTTGTCCGGCTGGAACAGGGTGTACGCGCCGCCGGAAGAGATCACCTTGCGGGTGATGTCCTTGGCCTGCTGGCTGTTGCACAGCAGCGCGGTGGGGCTGATGCGGTAGTAGTCCCACATGTTCTGCAGCGCGTTGTCCAGCTCGATGCACCCGCCGTCGGACGCGGTGAGCGTCGCGCCGTTGAGGTTCTCGAAGTAGGCACCGGACGGGATGCCCTGGCCGGCCTGGATCTGGCCGGGCGCGTTCTCGTTGAAGTCCGCGAACAGCGACGTCATCAGGCCGTTGAAGGCGTTCGGGTTCGCGGAGGAGTCCACGGCCCGGCTGGCCGAGGTCGGTGTGGCGCCGCCGAGCCAGGCCAGGTTCGTCAGCGCCTTGTCGGCGGTCGGGATGCTGGTGATGGTCAGCACAGGCAGGGTCGTGGTCTGGTAGTAGAACCCGTTGACGTACCAGTCGAAGGCGACCGCGCCGCGCACCCCGCCGTTGAGCAGGGCGGTGACGGAGTTGGTGCCGGTGCCCGCCGCGACGGTGACGTTCGCGCTCGCTCCCAGGACCGTGCCGCCGCCGTCGAAGTAGTTCACCAGGGTCCGCGCGGAGACGGCGACCGTGACGACGGTGCCGGCGGGGATCGAGCCGCCGGTGTTGGCCGCGGCCAGGATCGGTGCGGCCGGGGTGTTCAGGGCGACGTTCGACGCGCCCAGAAGGCCTTGGTCCTCCTTGATCATCAGGGCGTACAGCAGGCGGACGCCGGAGCCGGCGCGCAGTTGGTCATAGCCTCGGGCCAGGTCCTCGGCGTCCCACTGGACGGTGTCGCCCAGGGAGATCGGCTGGTAGTAGGCCGCGTAGTCCTGCTCGGTGGTGGTGACCTGACCGCCGGCCGCGCCCCAGCCAGTGAAGATCGACTGGTTGGTCACGTTGATGCCGGTGATGGCCTTCCACTGCGCGGCCTTCGCGCCGACGGGCGCCTGCACGCGAGGGGTCTGGTTGCGGTACGGGGACAGGACCGGGAACAGCGACTTGCTGGGGCCTTCGAGGTCGATGCCCGTGACGTTCAACCCGACGGTGTAGCCCGCCGAGCTGTTGTTCACGGACTTGACGATGTCCTCGATGGTCGCCTCAGTCAGCTGGTCCAGCTGGGTGATGACGTCAGACATGAAAGAAGCGCCCTCCCGGGGCGCTGGTGGTGTGAGGGTCGCGGGCGGTGGGCGGTCAGGCCTTCCCGCTGTTCATCAGCGGGTGCAGCCCGGTGGCGACGGCCTGTCCCGCGGCGTCGCGAACGCGCGGGTCCTTGATCTCGCCCAGGGCCTTGCGCAGGCTCTCAGCGCCCTGGTCGGCGTCCACGGCGGGCGTGTCGGCCCGTCCGCGCTGTACCGTCCACAGGCCGTCGGGTGACACGCCGGCGGCGCCGCGCAGCAGCGGACCGCCGGGAATGCGCGCCTTCTCCACCTTTCCGACGCGCTCCTCGACCGCGGCGAGCGCATCGACGACGCGCTCCTGGGCCGCGACCAGAGGCTCCAGCGCACCGTCGAGCGCGGACTTGAACACGCTGCTCACGTCGACGGCGGATGCGGCCGCCGCGACGGACTTCTTCGTGGCCTGCTTCGCTTCGGGCTGCGCGGCCAGGGACTTGGTCACCTGGTCGGCGACGATGGCGCGGATCTGGGCGTCGGTGAGCACATCGGCCTCCCGGGGCGTGGACAGCAGGCGCCCCCACAGGGCGGCGGACTTGGTGATCTCGGTGCCAGCCGGCCCAGCCGCGGCGGCTTCGGCATAGCGGTACTTCGCGAGGATCGTCAGTGCACTGTCGATCATCGCTGCGGCGTTGCGCAGGTCGGTGGCCTGAGAGAAGGCGCCGTCCTGCCCGTAGGCGCCCTCGGCGGACTCGCGGTCCGCGAGTGCGGCGATCGACTGGCGCAGCCCGGCCAGACCGGCCGCGACCTGGTGGGCGGTCGCCGCGTCGGCGGCCTCCCACGTCGCGGAGCCGGGGATGCGCTCGTCGGTGGCCTGCGCGGCGGCGGGCTGACCGTCGCCCCCGTCGTCCTGCCCGTCATCTTCGGGCTCGCCGTCCGCCGCGTCTTGGTCGCCGTCCTGGTCCTCGCCGTCGGCGTCCTCGTCCTGCTCGTCGCCGGCACCGCTGGTCTCGCCGTCTTCGTCGGCGCCGTCGTCGATGTCGATTTCGAGTCCGGCGCCGTCGTCCGGTGAGGCCGCCTTGATGACGAGCCACGGCAGGTCGGTGGCGGGCTCGGCGACGCCGTCGACACGATCGATCTGCGCTTCGGTCAGGGCGACGGCCAGACCGTCGGGGCTGGTGGTGGTCCGCGGCATGAAGACTCCTGGGTGCGGGGGTTGAGGTGTGCGGCGTCCCGGCGGTGGGCGTACGGCGCGGTCACGCGGCGTCCAGCCGCTTGCGCACGGCCTTGCCCTGCATCGACAGGCCGTTGAGTTGCCCGGTGCGGATCAGGCGCCAGGCGTTGCGGTCCCAGAGGATGCCGAGCAGCCAGTCGCCGGACTTGACCACGACGCTCGGGCCGCTCGGCGTGGGCATCTGCCAGTCCGGCCCGCGGTAGATGTAGCTCTCGACGACCGTCCCGGCGCCCTCGGTGCCGTCGAGGTGGATCAGGCCGACCTGGCGGTGGTTGGCCGCGTAGTTCCACGCGGTGCGCTCCAGATCCGCGGCGCTCATGAACTCGCCGTGCCGGTCGACCCGGTCCGCCGGGTAGGCGATCGCGAGGGTGTAGCGCTGCTCGCGCGCCGCCTTCAGGACACTGATGCGGGCGGTGGAGCGGTCGGCGCGGGAGGCGATCGGCACCACGGCGTTCCTCCGAATGTGTTGCGGCGGTGGTCGACGTCCCTACCGGCCCGCAGCGCGCCCCGCGGTGATCTCCCAGCGTGTGCGTGCGATCGGATCGGTGCGGCCGGCGGCCCGAGGCCGGCTGGGCGTGTCCCATCCGGGTCGCGCGGGCAGGTGTGCGGCGGGCAGCCATCCGGCTGCCCGCAGGCTCGCCCCGCTCTCCCCCGCCTGCGTGTACGTCACGGCCCTGAGGTAGCCGCTGGCGCGGGCGGTGCGCCATGCGGCCGCGTAAAGGGCGGAGCACGCGTTCGTGGTGCCGTCGGTCGCGACCCGGACGACTTCGACGGTCAGCCCGTCGTCGAGGCCGCG